CTCTTACGCGCTGGAATAGTCCCAGCTTTCACCTAGGCCATTCGAGCCTAGTATAGGACGTACCGCGATAGACTCTCCATCGCGGCCGTTGCCCAGACGGGGCCTGTCGGGACCGTCGAACCCGGGGACGCAGCAGCCATATAACGACGCGCTTAAAGCGGAAGTACGCTCGCCAAGGCTACGCTTGATCAACACAGCGCGCACGACTTTGAAATGCCGTCTTCTCAGCCTGGTCTTGTTTTTGATTTTTGTGATTTTGCCAGACACTGAGGTGGTAACCAGAGAAAGAGCAGAGCGTTTGGACTCCGACCGACAACGTCCCGGATCACTCACCGCCTAAGTTGAAAGTCGGTTTGTCAACCACGATGCTCGAGAGAGGAAAAGTGGGAACACGTTACAGTCGTCGCCGCACCTGGGGAGGCGCAGCGGCAACCATTTGGAAAGACTCACCCGTAACAGGGTCGGCAGGCGCGCGAGCAGCCCGCGCCGCACGTCGGGGAGCAGCTGCAGCCTCATCCGGCTGACCGCCGAGAAAAGCGTCAATGACCTGTTGCGCTTGATCCTCGTCGCCAGCATCCCGGAGACCAGCTACTTTGGCCACCACCGCCGTAAACTCAGCCAGCGTGACAAGATGGCTCCGCGCCTTGCACCGAACAGGTCGGTGCTTGTGCGAAGGGTTCTCGTCAGAGAACAGTCGCCTGACAGGCGATAGCTCAGAAACGCCGTTGTAGATCGCGATCTGGTGTTGGTTATAGCCCTTCCAATCGAGAAAGTCGAAAAGTCCGCCAAGCGCACCTCCAACATCCTCCAACAACTGACCCGGGTCAGATAACACATCCGTCAGCAGACCCTTGCCAGCATCCAGCGCCTTGTCCAAAATGGTTTTGGTCTTGCGCTGTTCTGGGGCATTCACCACGTTGGGACGTGATGTAACGCCTCCTGTTGTCCCCCCTTGGACTGCACCTAGCGTCGGATCGGACACGACGCGGTCGACTGCCATGCCCACGTCATCGACGGAGCCTGGCGCTGTGGCGACCACGAAGAGCCCTGAAGTAGCCATGAGTGGAATGTACTCAATGTGCCACACAACCTCCGCCCACACCGAAATGCCAGTGATTGTTTTGTCGTAGTACACCTGGCCTAACAGCGCAGTGTCGGTGAGTGACGTTGGTAACGTACCAGGCCACTTCCACGCGAACGCGTTGGTGTCGAACCCTGCGGGGAAGACAATATTGTCACCTCGATCCGTAGACGGCAACCAGAACATCTCCAAGCCCGAGCCGCCCAACTGTGCCGCGTCGCCAGACACGAGACTAAAGTTGGACTGCACGAGTTCGTTCGTGATCATGGTTGGTGCCGACCCACGGATGGCGCGATCCAGATAGTTGAGGAAGTTGTACGTACCACCCCTATCCATGACGGGCCCGTTTGTGAACAGGCGCATGCCGCACGCCACCGTACGATAGACGTAGGCATTGGCTGCAACGGCAGACACCTGCTCCGCCAGGTGCACGCCCCAATTGTCGAAATCTGAGTAGTCCCAGCTGTCATCCGTGTGGACCATGGTCTTCAGGTAGGTATAACCATTGAGAGGATCAGGATTGATCAGCAACGTATGAAACTTTTCGTGAGCGAACTCCACGCCGCCCAACTGGAACCGCGTCAGTAGACGCATGGTGGATGTGGGGATGAAACAGGAGCCATCTGGAATGCGGAGCCCCTGATTCCTGAAAGGGGACATCAGCCCGCCGAGGAACTGCTCAGTGTTGATGTGAGAAGTATCTTGGACGACGTCCCAGAACTTGGCATGGCTGCGGGGCAGAGCGTTCTTGCCACCGCCGGCTTTGATCCCACCCACGCTCGTGTGCCGGTGGATGCGCGCTTTAGCCGCAGCTGCGGCCGCTGCGTGCTTCAACTGACCACGGCGCTTTTCTTTCTTCTTCACTTTTTTCTCCTTCTTCTTGTTTGGTTCTTTGATCTTGATGATTTCCTTTGTCTCCGCCATGGTTCTCTTCGCCGGTTCACTCCTTATGTCGACAGCCGGCGCTACTGAGCGAGACGAGCAACCGAGAACACCTGCGATAATAGAGCTTTCTTTGCTGTGCCAAGCCAACCCGCCCCCGGGTCGACTTTCTCGACATGGTCAATAAAAGCTCGATACACACGCATGAATTCTTCATAGTCACTAGCCTCTCCGTAGATGAACTCGGAGCGTATGGAAAGTAGTTTCACGAAATGACTGTACAGGTGCACAGAAGCGCCGCGCGCAACTAGCCTGTGGACACGCGAGCTCAACAACAGCTTATCGGGCCGGTCCGTGCTTGGGTAGGCACGGCCGAACCAGATGTTGAATCTGTGGGAAAGCATCGTGCAATCCTCCAGAGCCTGGCTAACGCTGCACTTAACCGGGTACCCGTTTTCGATCGACCACGAGGTGAAACCCTCAGGACTGAAAACACCTCCCATCTCCTCAGGATCATATGAGACAAGACCATTATCCCCATAAATGGAGACTTCCAGCATGCGCGGATGGACGCGCTTGCCAGAGCTTCTTCCCGCGTAAAAAACGTAGGAACTGAGCAACCTCAAAACGACGCGGCAGGTGTATTGCGTCGTACCGTAATGCCCAGTCGGATTGAGACGTTCACAAAAGTCAACTCTACCGTCTGGTGCCACAAGCAGCTTAGCGCAAAAGAACTCCCGGAGGAAATCTAGGCGCTCCCAAGTCGCTTTACTACTGTAGCGTTTTCGCAGAGTAATGATCCGCGCGAAGTCTTCACGCGTAAACCGAAACTCCGCCCCAGACACATCAAACTCGAAATGCGCAGGCTTAGTAATGTGGCGCATATACAAGTTATGCCAATCAGGCGAAAAGGGATTTATACCGACGATGTAGGGCCCCGTGCCAAAACACGACATGGAGACCTGATGCCAGTCATGATCCAACTCCGCCATCAAAAGTAGAATCTCAAATGGGACGTTCACAATGCCACGATACCGGCCCTCAGCCGCCTTGGATTTCTTAATCAACTCGTCCTTCATGAATATTTGACACAGGAATGGTACGATGCCAGTCCGGCGCCAGTAGTCAAGAGCCTTAGACAGAGAGTCTTGGACGAGTGCCAATGGTACGTCACCTTTGGTCTGGTAACGCATGGTCCAGGGGCGACCGGGGGACTTGTCAGCGGTCTCATCAAGCACTTCAAGCAGCTCGTCCATCGTTGCTAGACGAGTCACCAAATCTTGGAATTTCACACTTCTTTTTGCGTAGGACATCAAATTCTCCTCAACCTGTTCCACATAACGCCACCCGGCGTCCAGATCGGATTCATCTTCAACATGCACGCGCGCCAATGAAGCATCACTCGAATACCATGTCGAGAACACGCGGCTGGCAACTGACTCGGACAACTGTGGTAGCATCCAGGCCGTGTCAGCCGTGTACGTGGGTAGGAAATCGAGCTCAACCAGACGACTATGGACAGGAAGTCTGCCTGGGATGAACGGCCCGGCTGGTCCCTCGTGGAACACAATCTCAAAGCCAAGCGGGCCGTAATGCTCCTTTACTGCTTCGAGGTGGTAGCGGAGCTGGCCAACACCTCTTGCAAAAAATCCGTGGAAATGAGCGTGCCGACGTTTTTGTGATCAGTGGTGCCAGTGTGGACGGCAAAAACTTGATTCGTAGGACTCAACCAAGGCCCACCAGAATCACCAGGTTTAGTGGATGAAGTGCAGAAGAGCACGTCACCACCAGTTGCTGAGTGACCCGGTGTGACATCGGAGATCAACGTTCGAAGGAGCTTACCGTCATTTTGGACCACTTGGTACCCCGAATGTGGTGCATACGGGGCAATCCGCATCGTCGTCTTGAAGGGCATCGCTGGGGTGCGATCAAAAATGTAGAGATCATCGTGCTCAAACACGGGCGGGGCTTGCTT